CCGGGACAACATGCAGGAAAAGATTGCCCGTGTGGTGGAAATCATTAACCGTCCTGAAAACAAGGACGACCATTTCCTTTTATGGCATGACTTGGAAAATGAACGGAAGGCATTATGTGACGCCATCCCCGGATGTAAGGCTGTATATGGTTCGCAGGATGATGATGAAGCGGACAAGGTGATAGCGGATTTCAAAGACGGACGTCTGAAATATCTGGCCGCCAAACCTGAAATGCTTGGTGAGGGTTTGAACTTCCAGTACCACTGCCACAAGGCAATCATGTTCATCGACTACCGTTTCAATGACAAATTCCAGGCAATAGCCCGTATCTACCGATTTATGCAGCAGCATCCGGTTGACCTTTATCTGGTCTATGCGGAAAGCGAGGGAGAGATATACAAAAGCTTCATGCAGAAGTGGGCGCAACACTGCCAAATGGTAGCCAAGATGACCGATATAGTCCGCGAGAACGGTTTGTTCGGTTTGCAGGCTGAGGAAAAGATGATGCGGTGGATGTTCGCCAGCCGGGAAGAGAAATCCGGTAAACTTTGGAGGGCCATAAATAACGACAATGTTCTTGAATGTCAGAAAATGGAAAATAATTCAGTAGACCTGATTGTAACCAGCATCCCGTTCTCCAACCACTATGAGTACACTCCGACCTATAATGACTTCGGGCATAATGAGGACAATAGCAAGTTCTTTGAGCAGATGGATTACCTTACTCCTGAATTGATGCGCATATTGAAGCCTGGCCGGTTGGCTTGTATCCATGTGAAAGACCGCGTACTGTTCGGCAATGCCACAGGTGACGGTATGCCTACCATCGACCCGTTCAGTGAAATGACTGTATTCCACTACATGAAACACGGGTTCCGCTACATGGGGCGTATAACAGTGGATACGGATGTAGTGAGGGAGAATAACCAGACTTACCGACTTGGCTATACTGAAATGTGTAAGGACGGTTCAAAGATGGGTATCGGTTGTCCTGAGTATGTCCTTCTTTTCCGCAAGCTTCCTTCTGATACCTCACGAGCCTATGCCGATTTTCCGGTGGTAAAAAACAAGAGTGAATACTCGCTTGCCCGTTGGCAGATAGATGCTCATGCAAGCTGGAAATCTTCTGGTAACTCTCTGTTGAGTTACGAGGATATGAAAGGTGCCGGTATTGATAAAATACGCCATTTGTTCAGGAATTATGAACGCGAGCATATATATAACTACGAGGAACATGTATCATTCGCTGAGGAATTGGAAGCCTACGGAAAGCTGCCTAAAACGTTCATGGCTGTTGACCCGGTAAGCAAGAAGCCCTGGATATGGGATGATGTAACCCGAATGCGCACACTCAATACGAGACAGTCGCAGAAGAAACGGCAGAACCACATCTGCCCACTTCAGCTGGATATTGTTGAAAGACTGATTGAACGGTATTCAAATAAGGGTGAACTGGTATTCGACCCATTCGGTGGTATCGGAACCGTTCCTTATTGTGCTGTTAATTTAGGACGTAAAGGATTATCTACTGAACTGAATTACGATTACTGGAAAGACAGCCTTTCATACTTGTATGAAGCAGAAATGGAAGTGAGCGCGCCCACGTTGTTTGACTTATTGGATGATGCAGTATGAATGTTCATCAGACAGTCCCCCGCTCCGATTGCACCTCTTTCGCGAAATGTGTCAAGCATTCCCTTGCCTATTGCCGAAAGTACGGTGCATCCGAATGCGGCCCGTGCGAGATAGTGAAGCGGAAACCGAGGAACCGGGTGATGGTGGACGGTGTAGAACGCAAGGTGTGCAGCCGCTGCAAAAGACCGCTTCTACTATCCTGCTTCTATGACAGGACAATCTATCGCAATGGAAAGGTGTATCACATCAAGACATCATGGTGCAAAATGTGTGTTTCGGAAGACAATCGGGAACGGAATGAAAGAAAGAAATCGAATTAAAAATAATCTATATGATAATAGCATGGTTTTCTTGCGGTGTAACATCCGCAGTAGCTTGTAAGATAGCACTAAGTCTGTATGATGATGTGCAGATTTACTATATCGAAACAGGTTCCGGGCATCCTGATAACACCCGGTTCCTATCTGATTGTGAAAGATGGTATAATCGCCCGATACATACTATCAGAAGCGATAAGTATCTCAACGTAGAGGATGTGTTGGCTAAGAAAAGATTTATTAATGGTCCTACTGGCGCAGCTTGCACATTCGAACTAAAGAAACAAGTTCGTTACAAGCTGGAAAAAGAGTTGGGAAATTGGGACGGTCAAGTCTGGGGATTTGATTTTGACCCGAAAGAGATTAACCGTGCCATTCGCCTAAAGCAACAATATCCGGATACAAAGCCGTTATTCCCGCTTATCGAGCGACAGATAACCAAAAAGGATGCAATGGGTATGCTTTGGAAAGCTGGTATTGAAATCCCCGCTATGTATAAGATGGGTTACAATAACAACAACTGCATCGGCTGTGTGAAAGGTGGTATGGGCTATTGGAATAAAATACGGAAGGACTTCCCGGAGGTATTCAACCGAATGGCAGTAATTGAACGAGAAGTGAGTGCAACGTGTCTGAAAGACAAATCGGGAAAAATATTTCTTGATGAGCTTTCTCCTAACCGTGGAGAAATACCAGAAGAAATCATGCCTGATTGTTCTCTTATTTGCCAAATAGAATTCCAAGGGATAATGGACAGGCAGGTAGAACGGGTTTTGAAAGGGGAAATTCACATTAATGACGTAACATGAAGAAAAGAATAGAAAAAAAAGATGCAGAAACACCCGCACAGATACAAATTGCATCAGTATTTGAAGTATGCCCGCCAATGGTGTTTCGCTCTGGCATATAAGGGTAAACTATACACGTTGTTAGACGATGGTAGAATTGTAAAGGAGGACAGTTGATTATGAAGCATTTAATTGATGCCATTATAAAGAAATGGTTCTGTTGCCACGAGTGGGAATACTTATTTGAGAGGAGAGTTGAAGTTGTTGATGATTGGGGTGATAGCAGTTGGTACACCGTCCGTCACTATTTCTGCAAGAAGTGTGGTAAATATAAGAAAATTAAAAGTCATTGATTATGAAACAGACAGTAGAAGAAGCAGCCCGCACTCATTGGAGTGAAAGTACATATAATAAAGATGCAGAGCTTGCCTATGATGAAAGAGACAGTATAGCTATCAAGGCATTGGCAAAATCGGTTGCATTACGGGCTTTTAAGAAAGGTGCAGCATGGCAGGCAAGGCAATCTCCGTGGATAAAAGTCAAAGACCAATTACCGCCTGTTGATGAAAATGATGTGTCAATGCAAAGTGACCGTGTACTCGTACAACTTTCATCAAAAGAATGGTTTGAACCCGAAATTCTAATATATAATAAGTATTATCATGTATGGGATTCAGAGGATGGCGATGATTACGAATACGAAATTTCTGATGATGATTTATGGATGCCTATCCCCCTCTTTCGAAGAGATACTCGAAGCCAACAAGGATGTGCTGGAACGGATTAAGGAGAAAGGAGATTGAATATGAAAGATATATGGAATAATTAGAACAGTCTGGAACGGAAATAGTTATTCTTCCAATCCAGACGAAGATATATTTCTTTATTTGAGCAAGGAAGAACGGGATAAGAACATGCCCAAATGCGTTAGTAATGCTGATATTGAATACAACACTTTTGAAACAGAAACGGAGGACTAAACTATGAAATCAAAACAAATATTATCAGTCGAACAGATGAAACATTTGCAGGAGCTTGGGCTGGACACAAGCGATGGAAGCATGTGTTGGTGCTACGCTCTTTCTTATAAAAATGCAAAATGGGAACTTGAAATATATGAAGATGTAATTAATCAAAAACGAGATAGTGCATTTTGGGAAATAATTCCCACTTACACTTTGCAGGACATTCTCGACAAGCTGCCGACACTTATAATTATAAGTTCCGATTTTTATAAGATTTGCATTGAACCGTCTTGTGGATATTGGGATATATATTACTATAAATCTGATGCTACAGAACTTATCTCGAAAAAGTCTGAAAATATTATTGATGCGGCTTACGATATGTTGTGCTGGTGTATTGAAAACGGATATGTTGAAAAGGAGGGTAAATAATGAAAGCGAGAATAAAAGAGACTGGAGAGATTGTAGAGGTTGAAGGCTTATTCGACGTTGGGACTGCCTTAGTGAATGGTAGGTATTTCAAAGTGTCAGAACTCGACTTCTTTGATAATTTTGAAACTATTGATTGGGAGCAAAGGCGTTATGAATTGGCGAAAGCTGCTATGCAAGGGTATTGTATTGCTTTAGGAATAAACGATGACAGTGAAACTTATGATGATATTGCAATAGGTTCCTTGAGAGCAGCCGATGCACTAATAAAGAAATTGAAAGGGAAATAACCATGGATATAGAAGAAGCAAAAAACAAGAAAGCGAAAGCCGAAATGGAGATAGCTCATATTCTGGAAAAGCTAGAAGCCGAAACGGGTTTAAAAGTCAGCAACATGCTTTGTATATGTAGAGAAAAGGATAAATCTGCGTTAACTGTTTCCCCCATAGAGCATATAAAAACCAATATAATCTTAACGTTATAACTATGGAAATAAAGAATGTAGGACAACTTAGGAAAATCATTGAGAACCTTTCCGATGATTACGAAATTGAGATGAGAATCAGACGCAAATTAACACAGGAAGAATTGAAACATTGCAGATACCCTTATCCTTATGATACGAAATATCTTACTTTGGAATTTGACGATATAGGCGTTTCTAGCAAGGTGCTATGTTTGGGTGTAACTTCTAATGATTGATGATATGGAAGTAATCGATTTTCTTGAAGTAGCAATACTTTGCTTGTCATTATTGATAGTCATTCCTATACTTATGTTTATTTGGATTGACTGGGAACGAATTGAATCTAAAAGAAGAAACAGATGGAAATAAAGAACGGAATAATAATAGACGGAGTGCTGCATGAAATTGTGCCAATGAGAGAAAACTACTCGTGTGACAATTGCAGCTTGGAAGAAAAATGCGATAAAATAGATTTTTTCTTATGTACATTAATTGCTGGAAGGCATAATTCTGATGAACGTTTTATCAATCGTGGCAAAGTGACAGATATTAAGATAGATAAGGAGGAATAACTATGGGATTTACAACACCGTGCTTTATTCGCAAAAATACAAAGGAACTTAGAAAGGAACTGGAAGAGTTGGGATATGAAATCCTTAATTCTGGTGATACAACTTTAGATGCACATAATTATGACGGCAAGGGAAATCATAAAAGTATCGAAGAGGGAAAGGCTATCATAACGTCTTATGGTAATTTATATGGAGTGGTATATGATGTAGATACTGTCACCAAGAAAGGAAGAATTGATTGCGGAACCAACGAGGAACTTTTCTTGGCTATCGCTGCATTGAGAGATGACGCAGACAAATACCAATGGTTTACGGATGGGGATAAATGGATTCTGTGTCCTGAAATCAAGTTCTCTACTTATTGGGTTAATGATATTGACGTGAATTTGGACGCCATTCACAAGGCTACCGTAAACGAACTGATTGAACACTTTAAAGTATGAAGAAAATAATTATCATTTTGGCAACAGTTGCACTATTCGGGTGCAATAACTCTGGAGAATACCCTATAGAACACCGTACAAACGAGGGAAGCGTGACTTATCTCAATGATAGTATAGTGATTATCCGTACCCATAAAAAGGGGGTTGGCAACTACGAAACGAAGATTATTAATTTGAAAAGACAATAGCCATGACCGAAGAACTTGTAACATTAGAGACTGCGAAGCTGCTGAAAGACAAGGGCTTCAATTGGAAGTGTGAACACCTAATAGACCGTAATAAGGTTATTACAAAATATAACCTTCCGCAAAGTATGTCGTGTTGTATGGAAATAGATGACGAATCAGTTGAATTTTTGTGTCCAACATTGTATATCGCCCAAAAGTGGCTGCGTGAAATAAGAGGTGTGTATGTATATGTAGAACCTGTTATTGGAAAAAGATGGAAGCTTTCTTTTTGTGATTTCAATGTTCCAACAGAAGAAAGCGACTGGATGGAGAACGAAATAAACAAAGGGAATGGCTATAAAGTATATGTCACCTACGAGGAAGCACTGGAAGCCGGGATACAAGAAGCATTAAAACTTATATGATTATGAAAGCAAACCTAATATTTTTTCTTGCGATATTCATCATATCAGCAATATTCATCGGTCATTTCCGACTGACATTCTCGCCGTTCAGTGTATCCTTTCCCTATTGGCATAGGGCTATAGGAGTTATTCTTATCGTTGCAGGATGCTTGGTCTACAACATAGGTGAGCATATGTCCGGTTACAAGAAAGGGCTGGATGAAGGTATGGAGATTGTTTTGAAAGAGTTAAAAGAAAGATACAACCATGAATAGAAAAGAATATCAGGAACACTGCAAGCATAGCCCCTACAGTGGGCAATGCTACAAAAAGTCATTCATATCGGGTGTAGCAAACAATGTGCATGTGAACATGCGGTGTGACGGGAAATGCCCCCGTATGAGTAATTACGACAAGAGAAATAAATTAAATAGCCTTGGACGGGCTTTGTAAAATCCATATTGATATGAAAAAGTATATTGGAACAAAACAGATTGAAGCCGAGTCTATGACAAGAGGTGATGCGTGGGGAAAACATCTCCTCAGAGAAAAGCCGTCAACCGAAAATTTTGACGATGAGGGTTATCATGTTCGTTATGAAGATGGATATGAAAGTTGGTCGCCTAAAGATGTATTTGAAAAGGCATACAAGGTAGCTGATACTCCTCTTGACCGTATGTATATCGAATATAATGAGTTGATGGACAAACATAATAAGTTAGCCCTGTTTCTTGGCCGAAAAGATGCTGTTGAAATAGCTGGTGAAAATCAGGTCACTTTAATGGAGGTTCAAAAAGTACAGATGCACTACTACCTTCTTACTTTGAAAGAGCGCATTGGGTTAATGAAGAAATAAATATTGCCATACGGCGGTTGGACGTCTGCCGTATGGCTCAAAACAGAATAAATATGGATTTAAATGAACTGCGCGACCGCGCCTATAAAACCGCTTGCGACCACGGTTTCCACGATGAAGAATTGAGTAACGAACATTGCCTTTGCCTTGTAATATCCGAGCTTATGGAAGCCGTGGAAGCGGATAGAAAAGGGAAACGGGCCAATGTTGATTGGTATAATAAGAAGATAGCCAATAGCCGTATTTGCCAGGGGCTGGTTCCAGGCACTCCCAAGGAGATAGGTTTCGAAGTTGCATACAATGAAACTATCAAGGGAAGCATAGAGGAAGAACTCGCTGATGCTGTAATCCGCCTGCTTGATTTGTGCGGATTGCGTAAGATAGACATTGAGGACTTTACGGAAGAAATGTTGTACGGGGCAGAGGAAAGTTGCAATGATGAGACCTTTACAGAAAGTATATACGCTATATCCACAATTCCCATCAGATATGAGTATGAATACGACTGTCCATTAGAAGGGCAATTAAACGGCATGCTATTTGCTATTTTCGGGCTTGCTAAACATTTGGACATAGACCTTATATGGCATATCAATCAGAAGATGAGGTACAATGAATTGAGAGAAAATAAACATGGAAAAAAGTATTAAACATTTCCCGTTACGTATAGACTGCCGTACAGTCATATATGTAACAAAAGATAAGCTTACCTCTGAATATGCAGAGAAGAAGCGAAAACTATTCAATTCTATTTCAGCGATTGAAAAGAAGGGTGGAGGATACCGGGTAACAGTTGATGTCGAAGAAGTAAGGGAACTTGTTGTCAGCGGCATGCGCCTGAAAGATATTGCAAAGAAATTGGGAGTGAGCAAAACCACTGTTGATAACTATATAAAGAAGTATGATTTGCGAAATGGAAAAAGATGAAACAGTTTGGACTGATGCGAAATGTGCAGCCCTTCGAGTTGAGTTCCTTACCAGCCGTGAGGAACTCTTTTTGTATGCAAAAGCCATCTATTCCGCTATGATATGGGGTAGGGAGGTGAACGAGCAAAATCAGATTATTCAGGAAAAGAATAACTCTGTAAAATAAAAAAAGGAGAACCAAGCGCACGACCACTCAATCCTCCCTCACACGATTATGATGCAAATATACTATTTACTTTTAAAATAATCGTGTTATGGAGTTGGATTTTAACAAAATCATTCGTCTTAAAAAGATTCGTATCGAGAAATCAGAACTTTCAGAGGAAGAAAATGCCTTGACCGCCCCGATTTTGAAAGACAAAAGCCTTATCCATGAAATCTATAAAATATTTGTTGAGTTACTGAATGAGAGAGGATGTCCACCGAATATTGACAGTGTAACCCAGCGGAAGAAGTTCATTTTCATTATCCTGTATCTGTTTTCTCCAAGCTCGCTTGCCGGTGGGAAAATGACAGCCGGATTACGTGAAGAGATGTCAAGGGTACTTGGGGTTCAGTCCAAGAGTACAATTTCCGACAACTGCGCTGATGTCGTGTTTTTGTATCAGAACTATGGGGATTTCAGCGGGGATATAGAGTATCTTTATACCGAAATCGTAAATCGGTTAAGAATCAAAGGGCTAATCAATTAATGAGCCGGAGTTTTAATGCTCCGGCTTTTCCTCAATTTTTTCCGAATATTCAAAAGAATCTTTCATTTCATACTTTCCTGCTTCTTTCATCTTTTGGTGGATACTGGAAATACAAGAATCAAGTTGTTCTTGATGCGCATTGGGGTTGTACGGGTATGCAACTTCTTCAAACTCCAATGAGCCATACTTTGCTGTTACTATCAATTTTTTTTCATGATTATTCCTCCTTTTTAATTTTGGTTTTTCGTTCTAATTCTCCCTTTCTTATAATGCAAATAGCATTTTCATAAGGTTCTTCCGTCTTTTGCCAGTAGTTAAGAAGTGACTGCCGGGCAATTCCAAGTTCTTGACTTGAAAATACATCATAGATGGCAGCAGGTGAAGCAAAGTACCTATGCTTACCAGTTGCTTTCATTTCTACGTGTATAACTCTTCTTTTATCTTCCTTTTCCATGATGCAAATATACTTATATAATTATTATATGTTACGTAAAATAATATATTTATAATTTATTAACTATATAAATAGTATTATTTGTTACATAATATACTATCTTTGCATCATCAGAAACAAAGTAATAACAATTAAAAGATATACGATTATGGCAACATCAGTAATTAAACAAAGAACAATAGAGAAATTCATCATGTCAGAGTTTGTACAAGGCAATTTGAACACAAAAGAACAAGTAAGCTGTATGCTTCTTCTGATTCAAAAGAAGCTGAATATGTCTGTAGAACAGGCTGGCAACTTCATGAGAAACGCAATAGGTATTAATGCTTAATATATACGATTATGAAAGCAAATTTAGTTTTAGTTATCAGCCCCGAAGCCCCACTAATGAAACAACTGGGCAAAGTGTTAGGTAAGCTATGTACACCATACGACTTTTCTACCATAGAGATAGGCGAGAAGTATGTCACGATACGGCATGATGAAACTGGGCTTGTAGTGGCTTATACGAGTGAAGAAAGATTGAATGTGAAACATTAAATATAGATTAGAAATGAAGAAGATTAAAGATTTAACAATCAAGGTAACTTATAGAGTTGGACTTAGTGATGTTGAAGTCCCTGACAAAGTTTATGATGAATTAGCTAAAGCTTATGATGAAGGTGGGGATGTACCTGAATGGGATGATGAGCTTGAAAATGCAAATGAATGGTTATTAGATAATATCCGACAAGAGGATGCAATGGATTGGGAGTTTGAGATTGACGATTTTCAAGATGAATAATTCAAAACTAAATAGCAATGAACGAAAATTTTCTAAAATTGGCATATCAGTCGCTCAAACGCCAATTTAACGGTATCAGTAAAAATAGTTGGATATGGGTTGATTTCTTTGAAGATGAAAAAGTGGGATTTGACTACTTCAAAGAACAAATTGAACGGGACGAAGATTTCGCCTGCCTGCAAGACGAGACATATTACTTGGGCGAGGATTTAGACGAGTTAGCTTATGATGTCGCTTGTGAAATTGCCTCAAAATTAAGAGGTAATGATTTTTTAAACCAATGTGAACAATGTATGTTAAGTAATAGCTTATGAACTCAATAAACAACAAAAGAGGTTGCAGCGTATGCCAGCCCGGCAAAGAGAATTACACTACCTACAACACCAGGTTGAGAGGTAAAAGAGTGAGAATGTACCAGTACGACTACCGTACTGAAAGTGGTGAGTTGTTTTCTTGTTGTGCACCTACCTTAGAGGCATGCAGAGAAAGACGGGACAAATGGCTTACTGGAAGCACAAGTGAAGACAAGAGATGCTCTTATTTATGAATTGAAGAAAGGAAGTATGAAATGAAGAAGTACAGAATCAAAGTAGTGGAAACTCTCTCTAAAGTGGTAGAGGTGGAAGCGGAAAATTACGATTTAGCTTTTGAGAAGGTAGAAGAAATGGTAGACTGCGAAGAAGTCGTTCTTACAGCAGATGATTTTGAAGGTAGAGAATTTTATCCTGTGGAAGATTATGAAATATAAACTGTAGATTATGCAGACAAAAACAAGTAAAGCCACTTCCCTACTCCGCTCCGGAAATCTAAAAGAGGCATTATCTATTTTCCGCACATTCCGCATCGGATTCACCAAAGAAGAGCGCAGAACCTTGCAGATTGCAAGTGAAAGTCTTGCTGGTAACGCTTCATTCTACCAGCAGCTTGGTATTGACACGAATAAAGAAATAGAGAAAAGTGAGTCCATCCTCGCTTCAAAGTATCTGTAAATCAAATAGTTAAACATAGTTTATGTAACGAATATTTTAGATGTAATGTATTGATATTCAATATATTATAAGTATCTTTACAATATCAAAATAACACCTATTAATAATAAGTAAAAGTAAAGAACAATGAGAACTTCAGTTATTACCCCAAAGAGCAAAAAAGAACTTAAATCAGCGATTACAAGTACATTGGATGGATATAGCTACAACTTATTCGAAGGAGAAATTCGCAAAGGAGATAAGTATGCTGCTATCAGTTATCGTTTCTTTGGCAATAACATTTCAGTTGAAGTTTTATATTGGCAAGACGGAAAAACAAGTCCAGTAGATTATCCTTCACATTGCACAACTCCAACTGGTGTCACCAATAAAGTAGCTAAGTTTCTTGGCTTAAAGTAATGAATAGTTAAATTGATATAGAGCGATGAATAAAACAGTAGAACTAACTAAAGAACTTCAAAGAGCAATGTATTCCACTACATACTCTTTTGAGATAGATACAGAAGATATTGTATTCGGATTCAAGAAAACCATAAGAAAGCGTACCAAAAATTTAGCAAAGGCATTTAAGCTGGAACAAAAGGTAACAAAAGACTGTGGCCGTTTCCTATCCGATACTGTTAGAATAGTATCTGTAAGAATATACAAGAACGGTGATTTGAGAAAAGAACTTCATGCTAAAAAAATAACAGCAACGTATAACGGATAAACCATAGAGCAATGAAAACAACAGGTAGTTTAACCAGCAAAGAAAGTTTTGCTATACTTCACGAAATAGAGAACATGAAATATCCAGCCGAGTGTGGTATTAAATATTCAGACTGGCGAGAACAAAAGGATAAAGAAAAGAATGAAGCAATTAAGAATCTTGTTCCTGAAATTGGACTTGGCTGCACAATATGCTATTACTCTGATAAACGTGCAGCCACAGTAACAAAAATAGTTTCTCCGTATAAGATTGAGGTTACTTTCAATCAAACCAAGTGTATTGATTATTACGCTGGAGAGTACGAAATTTTGCCCGAACTTGAAGGCGCTGCAAAAGTATTCACTAAAAGAAGAAACGGATATTGGGTAGCAGAAGGACAGTCGTACAAAGACGGAGTGCTTCTTATGCTGCATTATCAGAATCATTATATAGATCCATCATTTTAAAATTAAGAGCAATGAAAGAAAAAGTAGCTATCTGCAAATCTCCATCAGGGACAACATACGGATACATCTATAAAAAAAATGGTTGTTTCGAATATTATATGTGCGGTTCATCAATACCCGAAAAGATTGGAAGTTTAGAAGATGTTGAGAATTACGTGAAAACAGATTGGGAACTGAATGTCAAAAGAATGGCGAAGTATAGAAATTTATAAACAATAAGAGCAATGAACACTTATCACAAATTCTGTCCAAATGTATTTTTGGCAAAGTGCGATAAAAGGCACGAGAAAGGTGAAACGATAAATGTTACAACCAAGTACGGCAAAGAAAATGAAAGTATCGTTTTTAATATAATTTTCGAGAAAGATGGTTTCTATTATTACTCCATCATTCGGGCTGACGGATTCAATGTACAGAAATGGGCGAAGCAAAGAGCTGAACGCAGGCATGAATGGGCATCATCGGCAGCGCAAAAGAGTAATGAGTATTTCAATCGCTCGAATAAAGATAGAGATTTCCTTTCTTTAGGCGAACCAATCAAAGTCGGACATCATAGTGAAAAGCGGCACCGGAAGATGATAGAAGATTCCTGGAATAACATGGGGAAAAGTGTTGAGTTTAGCGACAAGGCTTCCGAACATGAGAGAAAGGCGGAATATTGGGAGAATCGGGCAGGCACTATCAACCTTTCAATGCCTGAAAGTATCGACTTCTACGAGCATAAGCTGGAACAAGCGAAAGAATACCATGAGGGGGTGAAGTCCGGTAAATACCCACGTGAACATGCGTACACTCTCACTTATGCCAAGAAAGCCGTGAATGAAGCGCAGAAGAATTATGAACTTGCACAAAAACTATGGGGAGAGCAAGTATGAGAACAGTAGTAAAAGTCTATCTGCAAGACGAGCAAGGAAATAAAGACTGGTTTGTAACTCCAATCAATCTGCCTGAACAAGAAGCCCATGAAAACTATATAGGCAAATGGTTTAATATGGGACGTGAAACAGATCACATGATGAAGTGTTGGAAAGTGGAAACTTTGAAAGTCGAAAAATAGTATTTTTTATCCTATTTTATTTGAATTTCAATTAAAATTGAGTACTTTTGAAGCAGAAATGAACGATTTAAGGTTGTTTGTTTCTGCTTAATGTATGAAGTTATACATAACCGAAAGTAGAATGACAAGACCCAAGTATGACTATCTCATAGTCGGAGCTGGATTGTATGGGGCAATGTTCGCACATACAGCCACGTTACAAGGAAAGAAATGCCTTGTAATCGAAAAGAATAACCACATCGGAGGTTATTGTTACACTGAAAATGTGCATGGAATTGAAGTGCATAAGTTTGGTGCGCACATCTTCAGGACTAACTCCAAAAAAGTTTGGAACTTTGTGAATAGCATCTGTGAGTTTGTTCCGTTTATCAATTCTCCCCTTGCTGACTGCCAAGGTAAAATTTACAATCTCCCTTTCAATATGAATACCTTTAACCAAGTATTTGGAACAACTACTCCTGCGGCTGCGAAGGAAGCCATTGAAAGGGACAAGGTCGTATTCGACAACCCAAGGAATCTTGAAGAACATTGTCTTTCAATCGTTGGAAGAAGAATATACGAAATGTTTATCAAGGGCTATACAGAAAAACAATGGGGAAAGAAGTGTACAGAGCTTCCTGCATCCATTATGAAGCGTATTCCTATACGTTACACATTCGATAATAACTATTTCAACGAAAAGTATCAAGGTATCCCTAAATGTGGATATACAGAGTTTATTGCACGTCTGCTGCTTGGTTCAAACTTTGCGCTTGGTACGGATTTTTTTGATGATTCCGAGCGATTAAGTAGCCTTGCCCGAAATATTGTTTATACCGGACCGATAGACAAGTTCTACAATTATCGGTTCGGCAAATTGGATTACCGCTCCGTCAGGTTCAAAGAAACCTATTTGCCAGATGTGGATAATCTACAAGGAAATGCCGTAATCAACTATACTGACAGCCATGTACCATATACCCGTATGATTGAGCACAAGCATTTCCTTAAAACCCAATGCAATGGAACAGTTTTGTCCTATGAGTTCCCATGTGATTACAACGAGAACGGTTCGCCATGCTACCCTATCCCAACGGAAGGAAATCTGATGAAATACGCTAAATATAAGGCATTGGCTGATAAAGAACCAAACGTAGTCTTTGGCGGGCGACTGGCTGAATATAAATATTACAGTATGAACGATATTATAGAGCAATTTGTATGAAGATTGAAATTACCCCCATGGCGGAACGATTCGCAAAGGATAGTTGGAAATTGCGGAACAATCCTGCGCTATGGAAATTCATGAAAAGTGAAGCTCCTATACCTGCAACGCTTGAAAGCGAAACGAAATATCTTAGAGCTGCATTCAATAATCCACGCAATAATATGTTTGCGATTCTTGCCAATGGTGAGTTTGCTGGTTATATTACGCTGAAAAATACTGCATGCGGAGCAGCTAAATTAAGCTACTGTATTATGCGCCAAGATTTGTGGCACAAAGGAGTTGTAAGCCGCGCTACCTTGCTTATTTTGCAATATGCGTATGAAGAACTAAAGCTTGATTTGGTCTATCTCTATGTTAATCCCAAGAACATTGCTTCATATAGTAATGCCATTAACAAACATTTTGTGCGTGCTGGAATTAGCTTTGTTAACTCAGAAGTTGAACGATTGGAAATGACAAGAACGGGATGGGAAAAAGTATTGAAGTAGTTGAAATTCCTCTTTCAGAATTGAAAGACGATATAGGTAATCCAAGAAAGATTACCAAAAAGAAAGCGAAGGAGTTGCAGGAATCACTGGAACAGTTTGGTGATTTTGGCATCATCGTAATAGATGAACATAACAACATTATCTCTGGACACCAACGAGTAAATGCACTGAAAGCGAATAAAGGTGAAAATGAGACTGTGCTTTGCAAAAAGCTAATTGGCTACTCGGAAACAGAACTCCGAGCCATTAATATAAAAGCAAACACCCATGCAGGAGATTGGGATATGGATAAGCTGGCAGATTGGACTGCTGACTTTAATCTGAATCTTGGATTCGAGTTGCCGCAGACAGACCCGAATACCGATATAAAGATTAAAGACATGGAACTTATCCGGTATGAAAAGTACGACTATGTTATGATTGTATGCCGGAATGAGATTGATTACCTCAATCTAACACGTGTACTTGGTATTGATGGAAAGAAAGTTCTTGTAGCCAAAGGGAAGAATGGAGAACGAAAGATTAAAGCCCGTGCCATTTGGTATGATGAGATGAAAGCGAAAATTGTAGATGCTAAATAAAATTAAGCAAAATGAAAGAGTTCAGTGTATTGTTAACATGTAGTTCTTTTCACGCTATCGGCATAGTAGATACGTTAAAGAATAATCCTGAGAATTGCAGAGTGTCTGTATACGTTGCAAACTGCAACGAAGAAGATTTACCTCCATCATCATGTTGTGACGGGACTTTTGTTGTCCCAAAGCTTACGGCCCCCAATTATATCAATCATATTCTTTTTTTATGCAAAGAATATTCGATAGATATAATTATGCCCACGTCCTCACTTGAGCTTGTTCTTATGGCAAAGAATAAAGATTTGTTCAATAAACATGGAGTTATTGTATCAGTTTCATCTTTAGAATCACTGTCAATAGCCAACAACAAAATTAAGCTATGGAAACATTTCAAAGATGTTATGCCTTCCCAGCAAGTTGTTTTCAATGTCAAAGAAGCCCGTGATTTTATTGGAAGATTCGAGTCTGTATGTTGTAAGCCAGCAGACTTGTATGGCGGCAAGGGGTTTGCCGTGATTGATGATGAAAATAGTATAAATACATCTCTATTTCATGCTTATGGGAAGAAACATTATATATCGCATGAGCAGTTGTATGAAATCGTCGAAAAATCTCCTAATGGTATAATCTTACAAGAATATCATAAAGGAGCTGATTATATGGTTAGTGTTTTAGCTGAAAATGGCAGAGTATTATACTTGTGTGGGTATTGGGGCGATGTTGTTGAATTCGGTGCTGTCGTAAAGGGCCGTATCGCAGATTTACCAAAGGCTTATGAAATAGCTGAGATGGTTGTTCAAAGACTTGGCATAGATGGAAATGTTGGATTTGACTTTATTGTCAAAGATGATGGTACTGTCCTGCTGCTTGATGTTAATTTAAGGATTAATGCCACTCTACAATTCCCGGCGAAAGCAGGATGTAATCTTTCATATTTACGATGTAAAAGACTTTTAGGCGATACTTCAATGTATAAGCTTAATATCAATCGAAATTTAAAAATGGTAAAATACTTTGATTCAAAGTACTATGAATAATATAAAGTCATTTTCAGTACTACTTACATGTTGTACAATGCAGGCAAGCGATTTAATTTTATGCCTAAGAAACAACGAAGATAATGTTGATGTAAAAGTGTATGCAGCCAACAACCGAAAAGAAGATTTGCCTTCAGAATCGTTGTGTGAGAAAACATTTGTTCTGCCTAACATAAGAGATAAAGGATATATTCAGTCATTATTGCAAATATGCAAACAATATAATATAAGTATAATCATACCTAAACTATCTGCTGAGCTTGAATTGCTTGCAAAGAATAAATCGTTATTTGAATATAATGGAATTAAGGTCTCTGTATCATCCCTTGACTCGTTGAAAATAGCTAATGATAAAATCGAATTGTCTCGTAAGTATAGTCAATATATGCCTGTTCAAATTGTAGCAAAAAGCATACAAGATGTAATAGATTTCAAAAATCGTTGTAATACTATTTGTTGTAAAATATCAAACGCATGGGGTGGTAAAGGTTTTGCTGTAGTCGATGATATTAAATGTGACGATGTGTCATATTTTCATGCTTACGGAAAGAAGCACTTTATTTCATTTGAACAGCTGTGTAGGGTTGTTGATAAAAATAAAAACCACGCAATCATTCTCCAGGAATATCACGCCGGCTTAGACTACACCGTAAGCCTTTTGGCTGACCATGGAAAGATTTTATATATGTGTGGGTATGTTGGATATCTATTGGAATTTGGATGTATTTTGTATGGGGAAATTAGACACAACAATTCAGCATACAATATTTGCACGAAAATAGTATCTGATTTAAAGTTAGATGGGAATGTCGGAGTGGATTTCATATTAAATGATGATGATAGTGTGGTTTTGCTGGAAATCAATCCAAGAATAAATGCCACCGTTTCCCTTGTATCAAAAGCCGGATGTAATCTTCCATATCTAAGATGCAAGCAGCTTCTTGGATATAACGTCAATAACGTGAATTGTGAGATTAATGATAAATTAAAAATAAGAAAGCGTTTTGAAGCAGAATATTTTATTTAACATATATGTAATGTCTTATAGAAGAAGCAATAAAATTCTCACCAAAGATTTGCTCGAATATTGCGTGTATGTTGTAAGAGAAGAAGAAGCGGAAGCTTATATGAATGCTGGAATAACAGAAATGCTTGTTATTCCACATAATGCAACATTAAAATGTGGAACTCCTATAAGTTCATTCACTACAACGTTTTATTGGATAATTGAAAACACACCAGAAGATGTGATTTGCATACTCGATGACGACATACAGCAGTTTTGTTATCGTTTAGATACCTATACCAATATCAAGACGGAGTTTGAGAACTATCGTGAAATAGCCACATCTGAGATAGAGCGTATCGCCCAGCTTTTGTATGATTTGAATCTAGGATTCGCTTGTGATAACTCACAGTATGCCCTCTATAACTATACGCAGGAGTTTACGTTTAAAGGTATGCCGGGGGGCACAAGATGGATTAACAAATGCGCTTTAAAAGCTAAGTATATACCTGGCGATTCCGCAATGTCCGACATAGATACAGTGATGCAGGAACTTCTTTTAAATAGGATAATTTTACAGCCAAGGTATTTCCATTCTTTTGCCCAAAAAGATGTTAATGATGGAGGGCAATCCAGGAGCTTATCATCCAGGCGTAAATTCTTGAGTGCGATGAAAAATAAATGGTTAAAATATTTCGATTATGATTTTAATAAAAACCAAGCAAAAATCAATGTAAAGCGTTAAAAGTGTTTGCGATAAAATATTTTCCATAGCGCAAAATTAGATTATAAATCTTTGATTTTCAATAATTTATATGTATATTTGAATAGTAAAATAATCAATAATAACTAAAATTAGTGACGAAATGAATCAAAGACTTACAACACCTAAAGGACATAATATGTTCGATATTTCATCGCTCGTACAGAAAGCTATAAGACGAGGAGATTTGATGTATGCTCTATACGCATCGAATGAAATGGCAGTATCATATCGTGGATATTTATGGAAACGTTTATTAGTGACATCTGCGGAAGATTGTTTTGACCCATTAACACATTTGATAGTGAAACTGAAAGAAAAAGATGATAATAATGCTACAAAAAACAATGCAGAGTATATTTATCAAGCTGTTTATATTCTAGTTAACGCAAGGAAAAATAGAGATGCAGATTATTTTGCATGCAATATTCTTAATTCCAAAGATTTTATACCTTTCGTTGACGGTTTTTCAGGCTTGCTTACAAAAAATGGTCATGATTTGTTTGTTATGAAAGATGAGTTCAAAAAAGCCATCTATAATAATGATAACATTACAGGATATACAGCTAATGAAATCAGATGTTGGTATAGAAGTTTTTTTTGGGATTTAATTCTTAATATAGCAAGTAACAATGGGTATATTAAGCTTCAAAAAGAGTTTATTGCTTTAAAGAATATAGATTTAGCGCAAGATTTGAAAAAGTCCACATCCATCTATATTGCGAAAGCTATAGTATTACTTATGAAATCAATAAGATTAAACAATGAGGGCTTGTTTTATGAATACGACATCCCTAATGTTGATTTATCAAAGTGTTGTAGTGAAAATAGACTTAAATTACCCGAATATGTATATGATTGTCATACCTATATTGGAAAAGCAAAAGGGAGAACTAAAGAGGATTTCATTGTGTCTGAACAAAACAGCTTACATCCTTTTATAAACGGGTGGTACGATAATTCCTCTTGGGACAGGTATTTAAGTCGTACAAAAACTGGTTTTGGGAACGACTTTAATACCCCTATTGAATATAAGAAAAAAATAAATATTGTATCTGTAAACGGATACCAGCAAACATTATTTTAGCTATACACAATGAAGAAAAAAGATAGACAAGAGCTGTTTTTGAAGCATTTCCGTGACAGTCATGGAATTGTTTCGTATGCTTGCCAAAAGGTTGGCATAACAAGAACTTGCTATTACAAATGGAGAGAGAACGACCCTAAGTTTAAGGAACGCGCTGAAGAAGTTGAGGAAGAAACTATTGATGTGGTAGAATCTAAATTGCTATCTGCAATCAATAATGATGATTTGACTGCGATTATTTTCTACTTAAAAACCAAAGGTAAAAAACGTGGTTATGTTGAACGAGTTGAACAGGATGTAAATGTCAATCCGTTTGAAAGTTTGATGAAAGAATTGCCGGACAAAATAGATAAGTAATGAATTTGAGCGACAAAGCTGCCTTGTATATGCAAGCATGGAGGGACGATTGGTGCAAGTTCTGTTCCGATGTACTGAAAGCGCGTTTGGATAAGGAACAACAAGACATCATTCATTCTGTTCAATACAACCGAATGACTGCTGTTGCTTCTGGTACTGCACGTGGAAAGGATTTCTGTGCCGCTTGTGCCGCTATGTGCTTTATGTATCTTACTCCACGCTGGGTTAATGGAAGATTGGTAAAGAATACCAAAATTGCAATGACAGCTCCGTCCGGTCGCCAAGTCAAGGATATTATGATACCGGAAGTTTCCAGGCTATTTCGGAATGCAGGATTCCTACCCGGACGTTTATTGTCTTCCGGAATCAGAACCGATTATGAAGAATGGTTCTTAACCGGCTTTAAATCAGGTGATGATAATATGGAAGCATGGTCTGGTTTCCATGCCGTAAATACGCTGTTTGTTGTCACGGAAGCCTCCGGTATATCAGAAGTTATCTACAATGCCATCGAAGGTAACTTGCAGGGAAATTCACGTTTGCTTATTGTGTTTAACCCAAACGTAACCACTGGATATGCAGCGCGGGCTATGAAATCTGACCGTTTTGCCAAATTCAGATTAAGCTCCCTTAATGCAGAGAATGTCGTAAGCAAGAAAATAGTCATTCCCGGTCAAGTGGATTATGAATGGGTAAAGGACAAAGTGGAAAATTGGTGCTCACTTATCCAGCAAGATGATTTCAATAAAGGCGAAGGTGACTTTAATTGGGAAGGGGCCTTGTATCGGCCAAATGACTTGTTCCGCGTAAAAGTGCTTGGCATGTTTCCTAAAGTAGCTGAAGATGTGCTTATCCCCTACGAATGGATTGAGATAGCCAATGAAAACTGGAAAAGACTGCAAGAAGAAGGCTTTATCCCCAAGAAAAAAGCCAAAGTCGGTGCCGATGTTGCAGGTATGGGGCGTGATGATAGTGTATTATGTCCCCGATATGGAAATTATGTACCAAGATTTGAAGCCCATCAATCAGCCGGAACAGCAGACCACATGCACGTAGCCGGAATGATTTCTAAGTACCTTAACAGGAAAGGTACTAAAGCGTTCATAGATACCATTGGAGAAGGTGCTGGCGTGTTTTCCCGTTTACAGGAACTTGGCTACAACAATGCCTATTCCTGCAAATTTTCAGAAAGCGCACGTGGGCTGCATGACATAACTGGGGAATATACCTTTTCCAATATGCGGGCTTATCTATTTTGGGCTGTGCGTGATTGGCTTAACCCTAAGAATGGATTTGGCGCAGCTCTCCCACCCTGCGACAGACTTATGGAAGAGGCTACAGAAACCCATTGGAAGTTTATGAGTAATGGAAGTATTATCATTGAACCGAAAGAAGATATAAAAAAACGGATTAAGCGTTCTCCTGACTGGTTTGACGCACTTGCGAATACTTTTTATCCGTATGATTATTTGGCTGTTAGCGATGAAGAGGTAATGAAAGATTTCTTATAATTAAATCATAAAATATGAAACAGCAAGATTTAAACCGTATGGCAATATTCTTAGGGCAAAAGTTGCCCATTCCGCAGGAAGAGCATATTGCCGATACTATCAATAAGATAGAGGCCATATTGCAGAAAAAGAAAATAAACAAGTTTGTAAATGCTTCCGTGAAAGAAGGATATACGAAAGCATTGGAGATACTCAAAAGTAACGATGTAGGATTTGATAAATATCATGAGTTGAAAACTCTCCAGTCAAAATCCATTGCTGCTATTGCTGTGGATTATCTGAAAGGAGATTGCGCTCAAGAAGTTCTGTGTAATATTCCTATAAAATAGCCTATATTTATTTGTTTTTCAAATAAATAATTATCTTTGCAAATACGAAACATATCACGGTGCGAAGGAGCACTGTACTCAAATTATGGACGAAATAACTGTTATTCTCGACAGCGAAAGACCTGTTGATGATATTATCAATGACTTAAAAAATAAGTCTGTAGATGTTCCTGAATGGAGCAAGCTACTGAAAGATTATGAACCTACTAAGCATAAGATTGTAAGTGACAAAGAAACTCGTAGGGACAAAGTGAAGTCTGACGGTCAAGTAGAAAAGGCATCGCGCATTTACATCGGACTCGAAAAACTACTCACCAAACGTGCTACGGAATTCGCCTTTGCAATTCCAGTAAGACGCGTGTATCATAATACGGAAGACAACGAGAAACGCCGGCAGATAGCCAAGGCTATTGAAACTATCTATAAATATGCCCGCATTGACAGTGAAAACATCAAACGCGGCAATGCTTATTTCGCTTCATGCGAAATCTTCACCATCTGGTATGCAGTAGAGAAGCCCAATACTCTATATGGTTTCAAAAGCAATTATAAGCTAAAATGCAAAACGTATTCTCCAATGGAAGGAGTTGGATTATACCCCTTGTTTGACGAATTGGGCGATATGATTGCCATGTCCTTTGAATATAAGAAAAAAAATAAAGACAAAGAAGTCACTTTTTTTGAAACATATACAGCCGACAAACACTATAAATGGAAACAGGAAGATGGCGATTGGGTATCTGTCATCGTTCCAGAAAAAATACATCTTCTACTTGGTAAGATTCCAGGTGCTTACAATTTTCGTTTTGAACCTATATATTATGGACTATCACACATCCGAGAAGAAATTGAATATACATTATCCCGCAATTCCGATGTCATCGCCTACAATTCCGCTCCAGTATTGAAGGTGACAGGAAAATTGGTTGGCGATGAAGACAAGGGGGAAACACGCAGACTGTTCCGGTTAGAGAACGGCGGTGATGTGGCTTATGTTTCATGGACTCAGGCCATAGAAGCCTTGAAGTACCATGTAGAGACCTTGTTAAAGCTCTTCTTCATGCAGGCTCAGATGCCCGACCTTTCTTTTGACAACATGAAAAGCCTTGGCAATATAGGATTTGACGCGAGACAGATGTTATTGTCTGACGCCCATTTGAAAATCGGTGATGAATCAGGAGCCTGGATAGAATTCTTTGAGCGCGAATGTAATGTTATCAAGGCATTTTTAAAAATGATGAATATCTCGTGGGCTGATGAAATAGATAACATAGAGGTAGAGCATATTATTACGCCATTCATTCAAAACGATGAAGATGCGCTAATTAATAGAGTCATGAAAGGGAACGGTGGCAAACCGATATTCAGCCAGCTTGAATCTATCAAGATGGCTGGTTACTCCGATGACCCGCAGTCTTCTTTAGATCAGATTCAAAAAGAAGAAGCCGAAGCTGCCAAAACCAATATTGGAAACGTATTCAATGAATCTACTATGTAATAACAATCTAATTTATTAATCAGATGAAAGATATTAATTTTAAGCAGAAAGATGGCTTGTATATAGCCGATTTTGTATCTGAAGGTGCTTGCATCATTCAAGTGGATAATAAAAATGTAGAGCCGTTAAAAATCTATCGGTATATGCCTGATATGGAACCAAGTGCTTATGATGTGATTCCACTTGGCAGCCCCTATCAGCGGGTAATTGACCTTTGTGTACCCGCCGGAATGATGATTCGCATTGTCAGTACTACCGCTGTTACTGCCGCAAAGATGATTGTATTACCTCAAGTAGATAGTAATAGCTCATCTGTAACCGGGGCGACTGCCAGCGTTGATGCTAATGTAGGTACACCTTCTGTGGATGTAACAATGAAAGAAGGCAAGCTGAATTTCGCTTTTAAGAACCTCAAAGGGCAGAAAGGAGATGCAGGTGTAGTTGGCGCCAAAGGTGATAAAGGCGAACAGGGACAAACTGGACCCAAAGGAGATAGAGGGGAACAAGGTACTGCTGGAGCGAAGGGAGACAAGGGTGATACTGGTGCAAAAATCCAATCGATAGCACTGACAATTACTGGAACTGCTATCACTGGAACAGCAACCCTAACCGACAAGAGTACTGCACCGATTACCGGTACGTATGCTCCCGGGGAATAATTTAATTTTTATAGATATGAAAAAATACATTGGAACAAAACAAATTGAAGCAGAACCTATGACAAGAGGTGATGCGTGGGGAAAACATCTTCTTAGAGAAAAACCGTCAACGGAAAATTTTGATGATGAGGGTTATCATGTCCGTTATGAAGATGGATATGAAAGCTGGTCACCTAAAGATGCGTTTGAAAAGGCATATAAAATAGCTGATACTTTCCTTGACCGCTTGCATATTGAAATGCGAGATTTATATGAGAAGATGGATAAACTCTCTCCATTTATTGAATCAGGAAAAATAGACGAAGTTGTGACTGACAAATATCAGAACTATTTGCTTCGTTTGCAACATAGAATTATGAGCAGGTATATTAACGTGTTGGAATGTCGCATAGGTAGGGCTGACGGATCACCCGAAGCACCTTTACATCTGATGTCATTTGGAGATGCAATAGAAATTCTGAAACAAGGTGGAGCTATCCGCAGAAGTGGATGGAACGGAAAAGGTTTGATGGTATTCAAACAAGTGCCAGCTCATATCGAAAGCGACATCATCTCTAAGATGCAATCGCTTCCCCAATCGGCAAAAGACCTTATTCTGAAAGGTAAGGGATTTATTGACTATACAAGCCAGTGTCTTATCTACAACGAGAATACCGGTCGTGCTGATTCATGGGTTCCGTCTATCAGTGATGTGTTTGCCGAAGATTGGGAGATTATACAATAGCTTATCTGCCAAGTTGTAGAAGAAGTTAAGGCAGCGTAGACAGGTGTTTACGCTGTCGGCTTAAAACTTAAAATCATGAAGACAAAAATATCAAAATGGCTCATTGGGTTAGCCGAAAAACTCAACCCACAAGAACGATTGAGTAGTATTGAAAGAGTTAATAACTACGAAGCAAAGAAATTGGGTATTCGTCTTTATCGCACCAAGAAAGAAATAAAGGATTACCGGAAAAAGATGAAACTTAATGAAGGTTGGTCTAATAGAAAAGCTGATGAAATGCTTATTAAGGAAATCAAAGCCGAAGTACGCCAATCAATCATAAACTCTATCAGTCAAAGAGGGCTGATTGAATATTCTGTTGAAAAAGTAGGTGGCGAACTTCATGTTACTGGTGAAATCAAAGTGTACATAAAGAAGGTATAGGATGAAAGTTCCAATAGATAACATGAGTTTTGCAGAAAGTGAATATCACAGAGGTGATAAGGTTTGGTTCGCCCAAACTCTCTACGATTTCGCCAAAGCGAAAGAATACTCTATTATGGATATGCCGCTATGGAATATAGATTTGACAGCAGAACCCTTTGAATGTAACCAGCTTCATAGTTTTATCTTCCAATGTAAGCGTGTGAGGGAATGCTCTCTTGAATATCCTATCATATTGGATGATGTAGGACAAATAGCTGATGGCTATCATCGCTTGTGTAAAGCAATATTGGAAGGTAGAGAAACGATTAAGGCTATCCGGCTGTTGGAAATGCCTGCACCAGATAGAATTGAGGAATAATGGCAAAGAAAGTTATTCCTCAATCCAAATATCATTGTCGTGATTGCCAATACGCATACGATTACCACGAGAAGAACTCGAAAGGAGAATATTTCATGTGCAAGTGCCCCTTTTATCAATGGAGCAAATTTCTTGACCATAGCTATTGTGACAAATTCAAGAAGAAGTAATGTCAAAACCTAAAACTCCCAACCAAAAACACAAGTACAGCGAACTGAACAAGCGGCTCGCCCAATATGTTGCGCTCGTGCAATCCATATACGACACACTCAATCTCGAAGCGGCTAAACTGGTTGAGAGCTTGGGTATTTCGGAAATAGACTTGAAAGACAGACCGTTTTCTTTCTCAGAATACCCGGAAACCCAAAAGAGGATAAGCGACATTCAAAGACGTTTTGTAAACGACATTGGGGCAGTTATTTATCATGGCACAAGCGAGGAGTGGAAGAATAGCAATGAGGTGCAGAATTTATTTGCCAACGCTGTGTTGAAAACCTACAATGCGACTGTTGACAAGGGAAAATACAAGGTCCTATATCAAACCAACTCCGATGCTCTGAAAGCCTTTCAAAATCGCAAGGACAAAGGCTTTAATGTATCTGATAAGCTATGGAACCAGTCTATGATTTATAGGAAAGAACTGGAAGATGCCATTTCGTGTGCCATAGAGAAAGGATACAGTGCAGTAACTCTTAGCAAACGCATATCCAAATACCTACTTGATTTCCCCAGTCTGCAAAAGGATTACAAGGAGAAATTCGGCACAGCCAGCAAAGCCGCCGATTGCGAATACCGCTCACTCCGTCTTGCTGCATCGGAAATAAACATGGCTTATCGCACCGCTGAAAACAAACGTTTGGGACAGATGGATTTCGTTGTAGGATATGAGATAAAATTAAGCGGGAACCATAACTGCAAGGGAGTTCCTAAAGGACGGTATTATGACATTTGTGACCAACTTGCAGGAAAGTACCCAAAAGATTTTGAATGGAAGGGGTGGCACCCGGTCTGTCGTTGCTATAAAATCCCCATCCTTAAAACAGAAGAGGAGTTTTGGGCCTGGGACGGACGAAGTGTTGCTTCTTCTGATAGCGTAAACCGAGTGAAAGATGTGCCTGATAATTTCAAGAAATGGGTTATCTCCAATCAGCAAAGGATTGATGATTCCAAGAAACGTGGGACATTGCCATATTTCTTGAAAGATAATCCGTCTTATTTGAAAGATGATAAAAATAAATATATCGCATCTGTTACTAAATATACCGGTTCGTACTATCCAAGAATAAACCAATATTTAAGAGGTCAAAGGAGGCAGCTTGACAACGAGTCTTTATCTGTAATTAGCGATATTAGCAAATATATCAGCCTTTCCGATAAGTATGTTGGTACAAGTTATCGAGGCATTGCTGCCGACAGAGCAATGTTTGACAATTTGAAGTCTTTAAAGAAAGGTGATGATTATATAGAGGATGGCTTTATGTCAACATCTGCCAATAAACTTGTTGCAGATGATTTCGCTGATGGTGCGCAGTATAAAATTATCTTTGAAATCGAGGAGAAAAACGGAGTTGATATATCATATATATCAGATATACAGGAAGAAAAAGAAATATTGTTCGACAAATCTTCCAAGTTTAAAATTACAAAAATCAAAGTTGTAGATAAGAAGATATTCGGCAATTTATATATCTATATGGAGGAAATATAAGATGCTATATTTCGCCAAATCAAATAATTTTCTTACCTTTATATATAAATAATACCAGTATGATTGGAGCAATAATAGGCGATATTGTAGGTTCTCGTTTTGAATTTAACAATATCCATACGAAAGATTTTGAACTGTTTGCGAAAGATTGCAGCTTTACTGATGATACCATTTGTACTGTTGCAATCGCTGATGCCATTTATTGTAAGATAGATTATAAAGATGCACTACTTGAATGGTGTAGAAAATATCCTACCCCCAAAGGTTCTTACGGTGTATCCTTTGAAAGATGGTGGAGAAGCGACAACCCACAACCATATAACAGCTATGGAAACGGCTCCGCTATGCGTGTTAGCCAAATAGGATTCTACTATAATTCGCTGGACAAAGTTCTTGAAGAGGCAGAAAAAAGTGCAAAAGTTACTCATAACCATAAAGAAGGTATCAAAGGCGCACAAGCTATTGCAGGTTCAATATTCTTATTGCGCACTGGGCGCACTAAAGACGATGTAAAAAAATGGTTAGAATCTACATTTGGATATGACTTATCACAAACAGTTGCTTTCATTCGTTCATGCAATAAGTTTGATGAAAGTTGCCAGGTAACTGTACCTCAAGCAATAATCTGCTTTCATGAAAGTAACGGGTTTGAAGATGCTATTCGAAATGCAGTATCAATAGGTGGAGATAGTGATACTATTGCCTGTATTACTGGAGGACTGGCAGAAGCATTTTACGGAGTTCCAGATAACATCTTTGATAAGGCATATACATATCTACCATCAGACATGAAAAAGATTATAAAGAAATCTTTGCGTACTAAATTTCTGAATAGAGTTATAGAATCTTATTGATGTTTTTATTCTCTATCGCATTGTTGAGCGGCTTATTAGTCGCTCTTTTTTTTTATCCGTTAAATCTTGCTTAACTCGCTGATAATCAGAAAATAAATAGTTTTATAAATTTGTATATATCGCTATAAATCAGTATCTTAGCTATATAAAAGAAAAGCAAAGTATAACAATTATAAGAGCAATGAGGACAAATAAAGAAAATCAGAAAAAGGCATTCATCAAAAACATAGTAAATTCAGCCGTTCATTTCGGATTGGACAGCATCCAATGCCAAGTTGCAATGAGCGTTCCTCAAAGAACCTATAGGTTCAATGAATTAAACCGTTTTATTGGAGAAATGACAATTGCATTACGTAATGCAGGAGTTAAGTTACCTGGTGATAATATCTAAATTAACAGAACAATGGTAAAGAAAGTAGTCGAATACAAGCTATCCGCAAATAAATGTGAGTTTGAGCAAAAGAAGATAATGTCCTCCAGTGATGTGTATGATTACGCAAAGCAGTTCTATTCCGATGATTTGCTTATATATGAAAGCTCATTCATTGTGCTTATCAATAGAGCAAACAAGGTTCTCGGTTATGCCAAAATATCTCAAGGTGGAGTTGCAGGAACAGTTGTTGACACGAAAATAGTAGCAAAGTATGCGATAGAAAGCTTATGCGCTGGTGTCTTTTTCGTTCACAACCATCCATCTGGCAATGTGAAGCCATCAATGGAAGATAAACTAATTACCGACAAACTAAAGAAAGCACTTTCGCTGTTTGATATAAAACTTGTTGATAGTGTAATCATATCCGATGGTTCGTTTTTCTCTTTTTGCGATGAAGGTTTATTATAGTTCTGATAATGAGATAAAATATATTTTAGTTTATTTGTTTTTCAAATAAAATTAGTATATTTGCATCCAAAGCATGTGAAGCTACATGCCACGGAACTTGTCGTAAAAACTCATTGCTCTAAAAGTGTTTTTAAGTTCTACGGAATAGTCTGCTGGCATGTGTGCTGCGCAGACTATTTCTTTTTAGTAACTTAAATTCATTCTACAATGGACAGAAAACAGCAAGTTTTGTTAAGATTGAAACCGAAAGTGAAGGCGTTCGGGTTCAACAAGAAGGAACTGATGAGTGTCGCCGCCAAGATTGCCGACAATCTAACTTCCGCAGATGATGCCTCCGACGAGGATGTAAACGCAGAGATTGATACAGCGATTGATGCGGTTCTCCCCTATCTACAAGTCAGCCAGTCTTTTGCAAATCGAGTAATCGAGGAGAACCGCAAGAAGAATGACGACGATGACGAAACCGATGACGACGATGACGATGAGTCATCGAATACTACCAATCGTCAGACGGGTTCAAACAAGAAAAATCCCAAAAACAAAGGAAAGAATGACAATGCACCGGAATGGGCTAAGGGAATGATGCAGACCATCGAAACCCTGACCGATAAAATTTCTGCATTGGAAGGAGACAAAATCACGACTTCCCGAAAGGCGAAGCTTGAGGCTCTCCTTAAGAACGCTGGCACATTCGGCTCCCGTACTCTGAAAAGTTTCTCTAAAATGAGTTTTGAAAGCGATGAAGAGTTCGAAGAATTCTACTCCGAAGTTGAAGAGGATTTGAAAGCTTACAATCAGGAACGCGCAGATGCCGGACTTTCCACTATGGGAACTCCCCCTGCTGCCGGTGACGGTAAGCCCAAAGAAGAAGAGCCATTCAATGATAATGAAATTGACGAAATGGCTGATTTATTGTAACATTTAAAACCAAATGAAAAATGGGAGCAGTAGATGTAGGTACTATTGAATCTTTCGGTTTCGGAAATGACCCGATTGTTATCCGCAAATACGTAGCAGGTATTAAGGGCGGTAAAGTTCTGGATGTAAGCAATTTTAAAGGAGAGTTTATCCGTGCAGGGCATGTGATTATTCGTGATACGGAATCCGACATATACAAGCCTATGCCGATAAACTCCAACGGAGATGCCTATGAGGCATTGCCAGAAAAACATGAGTATGCAGGTGTATGCTGTGCAACCAAATCGGTAAAAGAGCCATTCGTGTCCATTATGCACACTGGAGTGGTAAACGATGCTGCCGGTCCTTATCCTTTGGATACAATCAAAGCGGCTCTGAAAGCAGCTATTCCGACACTTGTTTTTGAACACGACTAAAAATGGAGGTATAATTTATGAATGAGTCATTATTTCAAAAATACGTTGCCAAATTCTTCCCTAAACTGCAACGGTTAATCGAAAAAGTAAACGGCAAGAGAAACAAAAAGCTCACCTATCTTCACAAGGGAGATAATGCCATGTTGCGTACGGAATATTCTCCGGACAACAAATGGGAAAGCACTTCTGTCAATACGACCTATGTGGCCGCTGACTTCGTGGCTGTAGATTCCGAACTGCCGGTTAAAAGCCGTGATAGCATTGCATCAGCCAACGGAAAGTTGCCTAAAATCGGTATGTCCAAAATCCTGAAAGAGTCGGACATTAATAACATCAATGTGATGGAAGCTCAGGGTGGTAATGCAAAAGTCATCGCCGGCAAACTGGCCAATGATGCTGTCGCCTGCTCAGTCGGTATTGATGAAAGGAATGAATACAACTTCCTGTTTGCTCTATCCAACGGATATGTAGCCATTAAGGACGAGGATACCCCCAATGCCCTAATGCGCTTGAACTTCAACTATTTGAGAGAAAACACCTTTGGCGCTACCGCAAAAGATGAAATTTCTCTTGAGGACATCAAACGGGTTATTGCCAAAGCTGATGCAGATGGTAATTCAATCATCGAGATTTGCGTTGCCAAATCCGCTTACGACAAACTAAGACAGACGCAAGGAGCAAAAGAACTTGTAGCCAATTATACCGGACAATCATTCACTCCGGATACGGTTCTCCCCACCCCTACCGGCGCCAAATTCAACGAGGCCTTTGCAGATGATAACGGTGGCGTCACGTTTAAAATCATTGACCGCTCTGTCATTTTTGAAGAGAACGGCAAAAAGCGTTCTATTAAACCCTGGAACGCCAACAGACTTATTTTCATCTGCAATGAAGTTGTCGGGACTTTGGTTTATGGGCGATTGGCAGAGCAGACCAATCCCGTCAAGAATGTTATCTACAAGCTTGTAGACACCTTCAAGCTGATATCTAAATACTCGCTCGTAAACCCTTTGCGAGAGATAACTTCCGGTCAGGCTTTTGTAGCCCCTATTATCGAGGATGTTGACCAGATTTATGTTTACGATTTCTCCGAAGCACAAGAAGTTGACACCGCAGCAGAGTCCAAAGACAGTGGCGATGCGAAAATAACCATCTGGGGGGCTACCTATAAGAAACCGGAATTTATTGCAGCTTTGAAAACCATCAGCAAGGATCGCATTGCTTCCAACATCAGCGATGCCAAACTGATTGAGAAAGTCAATGCCTTAAGTGACGAAGAGGAAGAAGCATTGAAAGCCGCTGTAGAGTCCCATAAGTCCGAATAGCGTATGAAAACAATTCTGCAAGCGTTAAAAGATGAAGTCCACTACAAATTAAGTAGTGGCTTCTTTGAAAACCGTCTGCTTGAAAGGAAACTTAACGGCAATGATGACTGTACAGCGGAAATTTTTACCAGCAAACCCTTTAAGGGGGCTGTGGCAGATTGCCTTATCAGTCTTATTCAAGCTCCGAACTTTTCAGAAGGTGACATTTCTTTCAGCCAGTCTGAAAAAGATAAAATCTTCTCTTTGGCAAATAGCATTTACAATGCCATTGGTGAAAGCGAGAGGATAGTCGGAGAACCCGCCGTTTATATAGGAAGATAACAACCATGATTATTGACGATAGACCCAATAGACTACAGTACCTTACCATCACTCCTGGATATGAAGACGGAAACGGAGATTACCATCAAGGCGAAAGCAAATGGGAAGGTGATATACCATGTCGCAATGTTCCGGCAGGGAAAGCCGAACAAAGACAGTTTGAAGACGGTGTCGTTCGCACCTATTCCTCTGTTGTCCGTCTGGACGCTGATTGCAGGGAGTTTTCCATTGGAGAAAAAGTGAGGCTGTTTCTTCTTGGGGGTATTGTCAGAGAATGTGAGGTTAAAGGATTCCATCGTTATCAACTTTGCGCAAAGTTATGGGTATAAGGATGACAACACCAATGAGCGAAATCAACGCTTTTATCAATGCTGAAAAAAAGCGCACTGAAAATCTGATTGTCCACGCACTCTCCTACCTCGGAGAACTGTGTGTGATTGAAGCCAGAGACAGACCGCAAGAAGTAAGCTGGATAGACCGTTCTGGAAACCTGCGTAGTTCGATTGGCTATGCTATCGCTCATAATGGGAAAATACTCCGCTACTCGGATTTTACACAAGTAAAGCAAGGCAACGATGGAGTTAAGGAAGGCAAAACGTTTGCAGAAGAAATTGCCAGGAAATTCACGAATGGATATGTACTTGTCGTTGTTGCAGGAATGAATTATGCCGAACTTGTGGAAGCGATGGAAAGCAAAAATGTCCTCGCATCCGCCGAACTGTTCGCAAGAAAGAAACTGCCGGAAATGATGAGTAAGCTTAAAAGCCAACTTGCGCCATGATGAAGTCTGATATTGATATAAAAGATGATATTTACAAACACATCAAAGGGTCTGCTTTGGAAAAGGCTGTAACCGGAAAACTTTGTAAAGCATCTAAAAGGCCCGCCAACTCAAACAAGGAAGATATAATCATATCAATCCTGGACAATGGAAGCGGACAGATGCAGGAAGCTTTTGTAAATGTAAACATCTATGTAAAGGACAACATTCGTGATGGCGAAGCAGAAATGAATGATATGCGGTGCAGGGAACTCTGCAAAATCGCCATTCAGGTTTTGGAAACAGGGCGTGGAGAAAGCTACCGCTTCACCCTGGATAAACAAAGGGTGCTTGAGGTGAACGGGAAAAACGAACACCTCATAAACAATAAATTGTTTTACAAAGTAAATAACGAATAAAGTATGGAACTATCATGGGGGAAACCCACTATTAAGATTGGTAAGTTAGGTGATGGCAGCAAAGCTCCATCATCTTGGATTGACATCCCTACCCCGGTTGAGAATTCAACAAAGTTAACACCTACAAAAGGTACTAAGAGAGAAGCAAAAATAGAAGGTGGTGAGAACGAGGCTGTCAAATATGCAGCCAACACGTATACCTTTGAATTTGAACTCCGTGCCGGAAAGGGACGTGCGAAGCCTGTTGATGATGTTGACGGTATCATTTCCGGTGAATATGCTGTAAAACTCCAGCCGGAAGACTCTACAGTTGAAGGTATTGTCATTGACCGCTCCACTATGTCCATGGAAGAAACCTTCGACACCGAAAACGGCAAGAAATGGAAATATACCTTTGATGTGCTGAAGCCGACAACCGGCAATCAGGTAAAACACGAAGTTGTAAATTTTAGCGGTGCCGGCAGCCTGAAAGTAGTCATCTCTGATGATGGTGGAGCCGGCATGTGGAAGCTATCCACTGAAAACGACTGGCATAAAAGCGGAGTGCAGGTATTTGCAACCAAAGGCAGTGTTACCATCCAGTATAAGGATGTAAGTGGCAAGAACAAACCTACACAAACGTCTACCACCATTAAAGAAGGTGAAATCGTTGAGGTCGCAGCAAAGTACACTGCTGCCGGTTGATGGATTTTCAAACAAGTGGTGGCAGGCGGAATCAGACGCCCTTTGCAGGTTGGTGGTAAAACCTGCACCATGCAGGATTGGTGTAGTGAAAGCATACGTATTTATATATGTGGCGATGGTTTGAATCCGTCATCCTGCCCTATGAACCTTTTTTGTTATGGAAAATAGAGAACGTATAGAAATGAGTATAGCCGATGCTATTATGGAAAAGCCGATAGGCTTCACTGTTGGTAACCGGCATTTTTCCATATATCCTCCTACCCTCGGCAAAACATACCTGCTCGCCAGATTGTTTACTGGGCTTGGTGCGGATGATAAGATTATAGCTGCTAACCCTTACATGGAAGCCCTTAGGCTATGCAACACCAAAAAAGAGCTTGTTTGCAGAATATTATCCTATTATACGTTCAATAAAAAGACGGATATTTTTGACAATGACAAGATTATATGCAGGCAAGAATTCTTCGCAGCTAACTTGGACGTGGAAGAACTTGCCACCTTGTTTGTAATCATACTAAGCGGAGATGATGCCGAATTATACATTAAGCATTTAGGTATTGACAAGGAACGTGAAGAACGGAAACGTATTGCAGACGTCAAAAAAGATAGCGGAAGTATCACGTTCGGTGGCAACAGTGTCTACGGCACGTTAATAGACTTCGCCTGCCAACGTTATGGCTGGTCCATGAATTATGTGGTTTGGGGAATCAGTTATACCAATCTTAGAATGTTAATGGCTGACTCCATATCCACAGTTCATCTGACAGCTGACGAAAGGAAATTGCTGAATATATTCGACCCCAAAGAACGTATCAATGCAGACGACCCAAAGAATAGAGAGCTGATAAAAAGCATGCTTGAAGATTAAAAAAAGACTATTTTCTCGGGTGTCTGTCAGAAAATTTACGAGCATTATAATTTTTAATGGTGAAAAACAGGACATAATCCATGTAATGTTACATGGTACTTCATAAATCGAAAAGACATATGGCAGGATTGCACTTTGACATAACCGGAGACAACTCCAATTTTCTGCATAAACTCGAAGAAACGCGCAATGGAGTACGCACCACATCCAAACAGATAGAAGAAAGCGGTATGAGCATCGAGCAGATGTTTGGACGTATGACTACTGCCGCAGCAGCATTCGGTATCAGTTTAGGAGCTAAGCAGCTCATTAGTGATATTACACGAGTACGTGGTGAATTCCAGCAATTGGAAGTTGCCTTTAATACCATGCTTGGAAGCAAAGAGCAAGCAAATACATTGATGTCCCAATTGGTTTATACTGCTGCAAAAACACCTTTTGACTTACAAGGTGTTGCCAATGGCGCCAAGCAGTTGCTCGCTTACGGAACTGCCACAGAAGATGTCAATGAAACCTTAATCAGACTCGGAGATATAGCTTCCGGACTTTCCATCCCGTTGAATGACCTTGTTTGGCTGTACGGTACTACCATGACGCAAGGGCGGCTCTTTACCCAGGACTTGCGCCAGTTTATGGGACGTGGTATTCCATTGGCAGACGAGCTTGCCAAACAGTTCGGAGTGACTAAAGATAAGGTTGGCGAACTTGTAACAGCCGGAAAGGTTGGTTTCCCCGAAGTGCAAAAAGCTATCGAAGCTATGACTGACAAAGGTGGCAAATTCGGTGGACTAATGGAAGAGCAATCAAAAACCATCACCGGACAGATAAGCAATATTGAAGATGCTATATCTACCATGTTTAACAAAATAGGCAAAGAGAATGAAAGCATTATCAATAGCGGACTTTCCGGCGTTTCATATCTTGTTGAACATTGGGAAGCTGTAGTGACTGCCATAGAATCCGCTGCCGTTGCCTATGGTACCTATAAAGCTGCTGTTATGACCGCTGCCGCTCTGCATGGTGTAGAACAAACATTAAAAGTTGATACTGAAATAGACGGATTAAAGACTCTCCTTGAAGTTAAGAAACAATCCAATAACGCCGATATTGCCGCAGCAGTAGCAAGCGGAAAGCTTACAGAAAGCAAAGCTGCTGAGCTTACCATGCTTCGCGAAGAGCTTGCATTGAAAATATCATCCCTTGAAACTGAAAAAGGATTGGCAGAAAAGGCGTATGCCAATGCCCTTCTAAACTTTAACACCGCAGAAAAAAGATTGCAGACAGCGCAGGATGCCGTTGACGGAATGGATGATTGGATTGCACGTGCAGAAAATTTGGGGAATACAGAGCTTGCCAATACATACCGCACAGAGCTTGCAGAAAAGAGCGTCGAACTTCAATCTGCCGCTATTGCCCGTAATTCTGCACAAAAAGCATTGAATGATGCGGCAACAAAGAAAAAATCCGCTTCGGAAGCACTGAATACAGTCACAACACAAGCTAATACCGTTGCCAACCATGCAAATACAGCTTCAATGAATATCATGAAATTGGCTGCCATACAGTTGACAAACATATTAAATGGGATGTGGGCTACCTTAATGGCTAACCCTCTCCTACTTGTTGCAGGTGCAGTTGCCGGACTCGGATTTGCATTATATAAAGTTGCTACTGCTGAAAGTGAAGCTGAAACTGCTACTCGTATGCATAATAAAGCTATTGATGAGCAGCAGAAAAAGCAGAATGAATATAAAGACAATATAGATAAACTCATCAAAGCCATCGAGGATAATAATAGGTCTGAGGGAGAACGTCTGCAAGCATTTGAAGCATTGAAAGCCGAATATCCTACTATTCTGGATAGTCTTTTGACCGAAGCCGAATACCTGAAAGAAATCGCTAAATACAAAAAGCTCATAGCAGGCGAAGATAACAATAGAGCAAGACAATCCGATGTTGAAATACTTGAAGAAGAAAAGCGAAAACTGAAATATTTCCAAGATGTGCGCAGGAAAGGCACTTCTACTACTCTCGTTGACATGGATGGCAATGGATGGGCTACTGACAATGTTGATGATGCAATCAAAGCACAGCAGGCAATAGTCAATAAAGCTATCGCAAAAGTTGCCAGCCATGACGTTACTTCATTTCTTGGAAATATCCAAAACATGAAGGACAACGACATTGCTTCCGTTATCAACGCCATTAACCTATCATTAAAGGCGATAGGCAAGAACGGAGATGATGCTATTGCCATAGTTGCAGAGCTTGGCGGAGAGTTTTCCAAAGCTCAACTCTCAACCATCAAGAATGCCCTTGAAACTGAACAAGCATCTCGCTCCAGTGAAAAAAACACAGGCAAAGAATGGATTGAAAAATATAAGAATAACTATTTGAATGCCAAGAAAGAGCTTGATAATTTTCTCAATACCGAAAACGAACTGACAGAATTCGAGTATGAAAAGAAATTAAAGGAACTCACTGAAAAGAAAGATGAAGCTGAAAAGAAATATAAAAGCGTTGGCGGCGTAACTGGAAGTAAGGCCGATAAGCAACAAGGCGACCGACTTAAACAGCAAGAACAGCTTGCCGAACAGCTTCTTTCCCTCCGCCGTAAGAACCAACAGGACGAAATCAGCCTCATGGCTGATGGAACAGAAAAGAAGCTGGCACAAATAGACTTGGATTATCAGAAAGAACTGGATGCCATTAAAAAACAGCGCAAGGATTGGGAAACGGCGCAAGGTGGAAAGCTGACCGACAAACAAGAGGCTGAGCTTGGCACATGGGCTTCCAATGCCGCTAAAAAAAGGGAAAGCGATATTGATTCAACAAGTAAAGCCAAGCTCGAAGCCGACAAAAAAGCATGGCAGGAGTATTTCATTGAGTTCGGCAACTACCAGGAAAAGCGAAAGAACCTTATTCAGAAGTATGATGATGAGATTGCGAAGCTACAAACTGACAGCCCTGAATATGCCATCAAGGTAGCCGAAAAGAATCAGGCTGTAGAGCAACTGGATGAACAGTATGGCAGAACTACCCGTGCAATGGCTGATTTGTTCGAGGATGCGAGTAATAAATCCGTTTCCGCTATTCAAGAAATCATAAACAAGTACGAGACCCTTATCAAATACATGTCCGGTACCGATAAAGATATTTCTATTGCCAATTTGAAAGGAATAGGCTTTACCGATAAGGACATTGAAAAGATAGAAAAGGGTGAAATTTCCATAAAGGATGTAACGGATGCAATCAGGGGGCTAAAGGATGAGCTAAAAGGCAAATCACCATGGCAGGCTTTCGTCTCTGACTTGGAGAAAGGGATAGAAGCCATAAAAAAGGGTGGCAATGATTCCAAGAAAGTCGGTCAAGGCATCACCGATATAGGAAATGCCGTAACGTCTTTTACTCCTGCATTGGGTGAGTTCGGTTCTAACATCGCCAATATATTCGGTGTCAGTGATTCCGCCATAACAGGAGTTACCGATGCTTTAGGAGGATTAGGCACTACAGCTGCCGGTGTCGGACAAATCATGTCCGGTGACATTGTTGGAGGTGCAATGAGTGCAGTCAGTGGAATTTCTTCTGTTGTATCTGCGTTTGAAGGGTTGTTCGGTGCTGACTATTCCGATTACGAAAACATGAAAGCCCAATATGAGACATTGATAGCCATTTGGGATGAGCTTATAACCAAGAAGATGGACTACATCGACATCGACTATGGGACGGAAGCGATAAAAGCGGCAGAAGAAGCCGAACAGCTTGTAAATATTCAGATAAGTAGGCAAAGGCAACTAATCAAGCAGCTTGCATCCAGCGGGGCAAGTGCCGGTTCCCACTCATTGGGATACCGTATAAATGACAGATTGTCCAAGGAGGACTATCAACGAATTTCAGGTTTAGTCGGGCAAAAGATTACAGCGGAATATCAGTTGTGGGATTTGTCTACCGAACAGATAGAAAAGATACTTTCCGATGAAAAACTGGTTTCTGTACTTGATACCGTCAACAAGGATTTTGTTACTTATTTGCAGAATATTGTAGATTATGGAGAACAACTTACCGAGATTGCACAAAAAGAAAAAGAGGCTATTACTGGAATAGGCTTCGATGAGTTTAAAAACGGTTATGCTGATTTGCTTTCTGATTTGGACAGTACCAACGAGGACTTTGCAAATAATTTTGAGAAGTATTTGCGGAAAGCCATCTTCCAATCACTTATTGCCAATAAATACAAGAACAAAATCAAAGAACTGTATGATGCGTGGGCGAATTACGGGAAGGATGGTCTGTCTTCCGATGAAGCGCGAGAAATTCGTGATATGCAGGCGCAATTAACAGATAGTTTGCTTGCAGAGCGAGAACAGCTAATGAAAGATTTTGGATGGTCTCCTTCTACCGAGCAGCAAACAGCTTCATCCAAAGGCTTTCAGACAATGAGTCAAGATACCGGCGAAGAGTTGAACGGGCGGTTTACAGCATTGCAAATATCTAATGAAGAAATAAAAAATACGATGTTATCCATGCTTACAATTGCAAATACAATATCTATATCAGTTAATAATAATGGCATTATCCTTGCCGAAATTAGAAATCTTGTCATAACATCGAATGATTATCTTGATAATATTGCTGTATACACAAAAAAAATACTTGAAGAGTTTGGCAGTAAGCTTGATAACATAAATCAAAACATAGCAAAAGCATTATGA